ACTAGGTGCATCTAGTTTAGCAGGACAGGCAGCTATACAGGCTGCTATGGAATCGGCTTTACCTATAGCAATGGCTGACGCATCTAACAAACAGCAAATGGCTATGATGAAAGCTGAACAACGTGCCAAATTTTTAAACATGGAGTTTGACCAAAACTTTCAAACTAAAGTGATGAATGCAGCCAGAGTTAGCGAGATTGCTAACATGAACTTTAATGCTCAACAGCAGGTTGCACTAGAGAATGCACGTATGGCACAGACTGTAGATCTTGCTAATCTAAGCAATAGACAGGCTCTTGTCATGGCTGAAGCTGCTCAGATCTCCCAATTAGAAACACAAAATCTAAGTAATATACAACAGGCTAGAGTGCAGAATGCACAGAACTTTTTACAAATTGATATGGCTAATTTAAACAATAGACAACAGACAGAGTTGTTTAAAGCACAAACACTAGCTAATACAATCTTGAGTGACACAGCTGCACAAAATGCTTTTGCTCAATTTAACGCTTCTAATCAGATGCAGGTAGATCAATTTAATAATACTATGTCTGCACAACTAAGTCAGTTTAATTCTGCACAAACAAATGCTATGGCTCAGTTTAATGCAGGAGAAGCTAATTCTATTATGAAGTTTAACTCAGAGTTACAAAATCAAAGAGAAACATTTAATGCAACTATGTCTGCACAGATAGCACAAGCTAATGCAAAGTGGAGACAAGATGTAACTTTAACAAACACAGCTGCTGCTAATGAAAGTAACTTTCAGTTTGCTAAAGATGTTAATGCATTAACAAACAAATCTATAGATCAAATTTGGCAGAGAGAAAGAGACTTAATGAGTTTTGCTATGACTTCATCTGAAAATGCAATGGACAGAGCAATGCAGTTATTACTTGGAGATAAGTCTTTAGAAGCACTTAGAATAGAGCTTGATGCAAAAGAGTCAGCCGCTGCAGAGGCAGGAAAAGCATCACTATTTTCAAGGTTTCTTTTTGGCAGTGGTTATAAGGGTGGTTATGAGGGTCTACTTGCAGATATTTTTTAAAACTAATGTTACACAAATTATCGGCTGTTTTTATTTCATGTATCGTTTTGATACTGATTTTGGAGGTTTCAATGTATATTGATGGTTATAAAAAGTTAAGAGGTTTTTTTAAAGGTGGACTTGCAGGTGAGAGTGGTTCTCCTGCAGAGATGTTCAGAAGAGATGAAGAAAGAAAAGCTAGAAGGACAGGTATGGTCAGGGGACTAGCATCTCCTAAATATAAAATTGAAGAAGATGTTGATGAACCTATAAGTCCTGTTCAAGATTATTTTGATATGTTGTATAAAAGTAATGAAGAATATTTAGGATCTGCAGAAGTAGAAGAGATGGCTAAAGGTAGATTAGCCTCTATAGGAATAGGATCTGATGATCCTTTTAAACTACGTAAGCTTACAGGCAGTGGATATATTGGAACAGATCCTGAAGAATTTTCAAGTTTAATAGCAGATGATTTAACAGAGTTAGGTTTAAGTGATGAAGCCATTGCAGGAATTGTTGGAAGTCTTGATTATGAATCATTAGGATTTACTCGTTATAAAGAGATAGAAGGTCCGGGAGTTTCAGCTGCTCAGTACACAAACATGGGTGGTATTAATAATGCTGAAAGACAAAAGTTAATTAATGAAAATGACTATGATGGTTTAATTAAAATAGGTGCAAGAAAAGATGCTTTCTTAGCATTCTCTGAAGAAAAAAATCAAGACCCAAGAACATATAAAGCTTTTAGAGATTTTATGTTTTATGAATTACAAAACAGTCCAGAGTCAACAGTGCTAAGACTTCTTGAGGATGTAGGTAGCGCAGAAGAAGCTGCTCAAATATTTACTAATAAATTTTTAAGACCTGCTTCAGAATCAGCTAATATACCTGAACGTAAACGTAGGGCAACAAAATTCTTTAATACATATTTTAACTAAAGGTAAGATAAGATGCAATTTGATAGACCGATACCGGGACAGTCTTTAACAACACCCCCAAAAGCTGCTCCCTATGAAAGACCCCCTGATGTAACAGATCCTAGAGAGGCTCTAGAATTACATCTTGATAATCTTATGAAAGATGGAGCAATGGATGACGTATTGTTTTTTCTTGAAGAGGGTTTAGATCTTGTTACTCTTGTAGAGGGTATTGCAAGAAGTGCTGTCATGGAAGGTATTCATAGTATTGACATTAGTTTAATTATTGCACCTGTCCTACATGAGTTTATTAAGGGTGCAGCTTTACGTGCAGGAATAGACTTTGAAGAAGGGTTTGAAAACAAAAAAGCTCAACAAGCTATTACGTATAGTAGAAATGTATCAAGAGCTAAACGTATGTTAAAAGAATTAAGAGGAGAAGATAAACCTGATCCTATGTCATTGGAAGATACAGAAATGCCTGAACCACAGGAGACTATGGAAGAGCCAATGGAAGAACCTGAACAACAAGGTCTAATGACGAGGAGAATGTAATGGTTAGTGGGTATGCAATAAAAGGTTTAGCTGATGCTCTTGACAAAAGAGATGAGAATATTTTAATCCAGAAAAAACTTGATCTTGAAGAGCAAGATAGAAGAGATGCAAAAAATGCTAAAGTAATGGATTTTTTAAATCAATTTGGTGTAAATTATAAAAATTCTAATGACAGTAAAAATAGCTCTAAAAAGAAAGCTGACGTTTTATCAAGATTAAAAAATAGCTTTGGTAAAGATAGTGAAATTTATACATCTTTGCTTGCAGGGGGTAGTTTAGAAAATCTTCAAGATGCTGAAAAAATTATAAATGAAGCTAGAGAAAGAGTTGAAAAAGTTGGTGGCACATTTACTCCTGAAGATGCTGCTGATGCATTTGCTTTTTATAAGTCAGAAGTAATAGAAAATGAAAATCCTATTACTGTAGAACAGCTTGTAGAAAGATTTGGTGTTGACCCTGATGCAGAACTTTCAGGAACTGGTATGACTTATGAAGAAGCATTTCAAAGAGTTGCTGATAAGTTAAATCAAGATACATACGTTATAGGTATGAGAGGAAAAACACCATTAACTGAATTTAATCCACAAGATTTATTATCTTTTAATAAATTATATGTAGAAAATGCAAGTGCAGCTATTGACGCTGAAGTAACAAGACTTAATGAGGAAAAAAGACAAGAGGAGATAAGTCGTGGTGAAACTCCAAGTGGTCTACCTATAGATAATATTTCTGAATATAATAAAGCAAAAGATGCTATTAAAGATAATGACTTTTCTCTTTTTCAAAGTTTAATTCCTAATGTAGCATCAGATTTAGCTTCTAGTATTATCGTTCAATACCCTGCATTAAAAAATAATCGTGTTGCAATAAAAATGTATAACTCTTCTTTGAACTTTTCTTCAGATGATGAAGGTATGTATGCATTAAAAAGAGCAGTAGAATCTGGGTTGTTACAAGAAAATGATATAATTATAGTTGATGGTCTTTCTAAAAGAATAAATCAAGCAGTTTTAGATGAATTAAGTAGGTTGCCATAACATGACCAATACAGATTTTTGGAATAAGTTTGACACAGTTTCTAAAACACCTGCTCCTTCTCCTTTTCAAGAAGATGTTGTAGATAATTTTGATGCTACCAGTATTATGAATGAGCTTAATATTTTAGAGGGTTCTCAAACACAGGATGAGATCATTAATAATCCTACTCTTATGAGGGGCATAAGAGAGATTATGAAATCTCGTTATAGTGATGATACTAGAAATAAATTTACCTTTGATGAAAAGTATGACAAAGATTTATCTGATAAAGAAACTTTTGAAGAGTGGCAGAACTGGATGAGATCTTTAGCAGGTGGACAGACAGTTACAACTGCTAATGACGCTGCATGGTTTGCAAGAGCAGATGCTGATCAAAGAGCTTTAATGGGTGCTTCTTTTAATATCATGGAAAGAATGCCAAGTCTATTTAGTGGTGAAGCAGATTTTTTAGATGGTGCAAGAGACTATATAAAAGCTGCTATATATGACCCTACTACAATTTTAGGTTTAGGTGTAGGAAGACTTTGGACTGCAGGTGCTGTAAAAGCAGGAGGTATGACTTTAAAAGTTGCTGCTAAAAAAGCTATGCAAGAAGCTCTTAAAAAAGGTTTGTCTAAAGAAGCGGCAAATAAAATAAAAAAAGATGTTATTGAAAAAGGTTTTAAAAACATTAGTAATAAGAAACTAAAAATTGGAAGTCCTGTCGTAGGTGCTACAGCGACTGATATTGTTTCATCTGTAGGCACAGATTATATTTATCAAGACATAAGAATAGGTAGTGGTGTTCAAGATGAATTTAGTTTACCACAATCTGTTGGAGTAGCACTAAGTGTTATTGCTTTACCCTCTTTATTTGCTACAGGTAAAGTTATAAAAGATTATGGTGTGGGAAAAGTATTTAACTTTGAAAAATATACTGACATAAGTAAAAAGTTTGGTGGTAAATCTGAACAAGAAATAACAGATGCTGTAATGCAAAGAGTTGATGTTGGATCTGTTAGCAATAGCTTAAAAAATGTTTTTAAAGACTTTGGTAAAAATACTGATGAATATACATCTTGGTTAGAAGTTAGAGAGGATGTTGCAGAAAAAGTTATTTTAAAAGATATTGCAGGTAGTCCAACTAAAATTGATGACTTGTTTGAATCTATTTTACTTTTTGGTTCAAAAGCAGAAAACTCTCAACAAAAAGGCTTAATAGTTAGTTTGGCTGAAGCAGGTTTTGTTTATGTGCCTAGAGGAGAAAAAGATAACATCTCTAATTTTATAGGAGATGCTATGAAATATCTTCCAGAATCTACCATAAAAGAATTTAAAGAGGACTTTTCAAAAACAGTTGGTAAAAAAGTTTTCAATAAAACTGATTTATCTAAAATAAAAAATGGTGAGGATTTATCAGATTGGTTTAAAAATAAATCTAGGTTTGCAGGTAAAACATTATTTAATAGAAGACTTGCATCTGATATATTAAAAAAAGATGCTGATGATATTACACCAGAAGATTTACTTAATCTACATAAATCAGGCAACACAAAAGAAAAATCAGCTACTTTTGAGAACTCTTTTAACCGAGTTAAATATATTCAATCTATTTGGAAAAGACTTGTTACATCTCATCCCGGAACTACAGGATTAAATATTAAGGGGTGGGCATTTACAACCTTTGCTAATGATATGTCTGATGTTGTTCAAGGATCTATTGAGCTAGGTTTAGGCAGAAAGCAAGAAGGTTTTGGTTCTATGTTAGGAGCAGTTAGGAGAGGTTATAATCTTCTTGACATGAATGCTACTATAGAACAAGGTTTTAATTTTTTAAAAGTCAGACCAGAGGTAGCAGATGAAATACTCTCAGAAATATCTGGTGGTGTTGAATCAAGAAATGTTCTTCAAAGATTAAATCTAGATCCAAAGTCTAAGGTTAATCAGTTGTCAGAAAAATCTGTTTCAACAATACAAAATATCATGGGTGTTAAACTTCAGGATGAAATGACTAAGATGATTTCATTTATGAGTGCCTTAGATCAAAACATCATGCGTTCTTATGGTAAGAGTTACAATAACTTTATGGCTTCAAAAGATTTTAATCCTTTTGTTGAAATGTACTCACCCAAGTTTATAAAAGAAGTTTTAAACCCTGCTATAGAAAGAACTAAAAAAGAAACTTACTCTTATTCTTGGTTAGAGAAAGGATCTAAAGGTTTTAATCCAACACTAGAAATAGCTAAGACGATAGAAATGTTTTCAAATTCTCCGGGTGGTGGTTTTCTTATACCATTTGGAAGATTTTTTAATTCAGCCACAGCGTTTCTAGGTGACTATACAATGTTTAATGCTACAAAACACGTTGTTGGAAAAGCATTTATGAGAGATATAAACCTAGCTGATGAAGAGGGTATCAAACTTTTCTCCAAAGGTGTTGTTGGGTTGTCTGCCATATTAGCTTTTGGCAATGAGGAAGCTCAATATAAAGTTAAGAATGGTTTTACCTACAATCAGAAACCTTTACCTGATGGTTCTACTCAAGACCTACTTTTTGACGCACCTCAAAACTATCTTGCCATATTAAGGCAAATGGTAGCTCATGTAGTATTAGATGGAGAGATACCACCAGATTTAAAGAAAGAGTTTTTATCTTTAACTGTGGGTCAAACTTTTAGACAAACTGGGGAAGCTTTTAGTACACTAGAGTCTTTCGGTAGATCTTTAGCAGAGGCTGAAGGTTTTGATGATGCGTTTAGAGCAAGTTTACAGTTATTAAGTGCAGGTGCTTCTAGAATTACTTCAGGTTTTACAAGGTTTTTAGAACCTGTAAATGTTGTATCTTCTGTAGCATCTGGAGATTTTTCAGTTCCTGATAGAAATCAAGGTAACAAATTACTAAATCAAACTTTAAGATATGTAGATAAGATACCAACCATGTTTGGTTTCAAACCACTTGTTCAAGAAGAAGAGGCTCAAGTTGGCACAAGAGATAAAATTCCTGTTGACGCAGGTAAGATAACAGGTTTTAGATCTTCAGTTAACCCCACACCATCTGAAAGAATAGCTGCATCTGTTGGAATACAAAGTTTTAATGTAATAAGATTTCAAGGAACACCAGAATATAAAAATAGACTTGATGAAATTGTAAGAGATATATTTAATTATGAGGCATCAAAAGCTATAGAAGATGGCTTCTTAGAAATAAGAGATTCAGCTAAAAGAAAGAATGATTATCTAGCTATAGTTGAACGTGTTAAAAAAATAGCTAGTTCTATATTTAAACAGAGTCCTAAAAACAAGGATGAGTTTATGAAAGTAGAGAGGAAGCTTAGAGGATCAAAGAAAAGTGTTTTTAAAGATGCTTTAGGTAAAAGAGGTATTAACTTTGATGGTGATATAGAAGATTTCATAGATGAGATGAAAACATTAGGAGATGAAGGTATAATAAAAATGGAATACATTTTATACCTAATAGAAAACAAAGATGAGTTTATCTACGACTAACCCTCTTCTAACATCTTATCTGCCCACTCGTATGCCTCTCTCACTAGATCTTTTTTATTAGTCCAACTAGGACTTCTAGCTATAATACCTGATAATGCTTGACCTGCCAGAAACCTTCTTGTCGTCAAGACTTTATCTTTATTATTTGTCTTTATCATACGTAGTTTATTAAAGTTTCTGGCTTCCATTTCCAACTTGCTCCACTTCATCTATGCTTCTCTTTCAATGCTTCAATCATTTTGTTGAGGTAGTACTGTGCCTTTTGCATATCTTCTACAGGCTTTCCTTTGTAGTTATATCTATGTTGATACTTTATTACATTACCATGACAGTAATCTATGAAACCCTGTAGTCCTAACACCTGTCTCATGTAGTCAATACACTCTATACCATCTCGTATTGCATAGTGAGGTGGTCTGTTTACAGGATCAAACTCCCCATCTGTTGAGTCATAATCACCTGTAAATACATCAAAGGCATCTTCTGTTGAGTGTTTCATATTACAATCCTCACATTCATAACATTTAAGGTCATCATCCAAGTAGTTACCACACATAGCACAAGTATCTCTAGCGTGTATCGTTATCATATCAAGCTCCTATGTCTACGATCTCACAACTATCCCCACTACAAGCCATCGTCTGACTGCCAGAGGTAGTGTCACCTTTTTCATAGTCTTTTAGTTTAGACCAATCAATTCTTGTTTTCATTCTAGAAAGCATATCATTATATTCATCTTCTGTACACTCTTGATAGGGTGCTTGCTGATAAACGTGATCTGAGTGTGGTAAGAAAGACACACCTGACATTTTATCAAAGTGTTTGAACACAAACGCACCTACATCAATCCATTCTTCTTCTTTAACTGTAACAGTGATAGAAGGTTTATGCTCACACCAATGTTCTTGATAAATCATCCATACATTTAACTGATCTATAGCAGAGAGGTCATCTCTAAGTCTAGAACCTTTGGGTGACATCATTGGAAAACTAAACACAGTTGTTGTTTCAGGTTTCATCACACATGGTTCACTTGGCACACCCTGATCAATCATAAACTTTGTCAGTGGATCTTTATTATCTCCCCTAACTGTTCTAATATAATACCTGCTGTGTCTAGCATGAATACCACTTGCTGAATCACATAGCTGTGATACTGTGCCTGATGGTTTGACACAGGTAATGGCTGTGCTTTCTTGTATGCCAAATATTCTTGCATATTTCTTATTTGTATCTATTGCTATGTTCTTTAGTCTTGACAATCTTTGATCCATTCTGACTAAGTTACAGTTAGTGTGTATGTTGTCCATAATACCTGTTAAACTTACACCAAGAAGTCTTTCTTCTTGTGTATTATACTGCCATATTTTTCTTAGATAGGGGAATTGTGTCAGAGTAGCCTGTGCAGTGCCTAATATAGTTGCAAGTCTAACCTTTCTGTCTAAATCTTCTTCTTTATCATGTTCTTTAATAACAACTTCAGTTAAGTTACAAAACTGATGTGGCCTAAGTATAATTTCAGAACAAGGATTAGTTCCAAATTCGTGATCAGAATCTCTTCTGCCACTTTTTGCAGCTTGTTTTTGTGCAGATACCCTATTGAAGATCCCTCTCTCACCCGACTTAGATTCTACCAGTGAAGTCCACTCTCTTAGGAATGTCTCAGAGTCAGGCTTGTCTGTATAAGCAACACTGTTATTAGAGAGTGCCATGTGAGGAGCAGTCTCCCACCACTGTCCTGTCTTAGCATGACGCATACGGATATCAGAGAGATTAGAGAGGCTGATCATAGCTGAACGCCTTACGCCACCCACTACCACAATCTCACCTATCTTACACATGATACTGTGGCACTCATAGCTATTAAGTTTTCTGCCTACAGCACCCTTGAACATATTGATTGTGAACTTAAACAAGTCAACAAGAGGAGCAGGACCTGATGCTCTACCACCAAATGTTTTTAGTCTTGCACCTGCAGGTCTTATATTTTTTACATTGTAGTCAGGTATCTCACCAGAATAAAGTAGTGCAATCAACTGTCTAAAAGCTTTTGCCCAACCCTCTTTACTATCTCTAACAACAATAGTTGTCTGACTTTTGAATAACTTATCAGGTATTTCTGGTAGTTTGTCTATGTATTGTCTTTCTACAGAAAAACCTACTCCTGTTCCACACAACAAGATATACATAGCCTCATCAAAAGATTTAGGGTCATTGACAGGTAGATAGGAGCAGTTGTATCCTGCAGTATTATCTCTATCTAATGCCTTACCTGCAGTCATCAAAGCTCTCATGGATGGCATAACATCTAGGTTGTGTATAGCATCCCAGATCTCTTCTGTAGTGTCTGTGTCTAAACCTGTACGTTCTGCCATGTAATCTACATAACGTGTAACTGTTTCAGTCCACGTTTCTCTCCTTCCCTCTTCTTCAAGCCAACGTGCATAACGAGAGGTGGCAATAAAGTTTTGATAATCTGTAGGTAATGCATTATTCATTTTCTTTGTTCTCCTTCGGTGTTCGGTGGACTGTGAAATTAACACTAAAAGATCTTCTCTCGCCTTTTGTCTTGAAGGGATATACAGTATGAAACATATGTGCAGGGAAGATGATGAAGTCTCCTACTTGTGGTTTAAACATAAAGTTAGTTGCTGCATAACTAACAGAAGTTCCATGCATAAATTGTATATGCCCATGACTAGGGTGGTGGTCTTTGTAATCTTCTTCCCATTCTTTTTCAATACCTTTAGGCAGTTTTAAATATCCTACACAAGATAACATGGAGTCAGGATGAACATGAACAGGATTATATTCTCCTTCAAATTGTCTAACAAACCAACCAGAGGTTGCTGTTATACTATAATCAGAGTTAGGATCTAAACCTCTAGCTCCCATAGAAGTATAAACTTCTGTATTTAATTGATACTTCATTATAAAATCTTTCATCTCTTCAAAGAATGATTTTAATATATCATCACTAAATTTAAGTTCTTCTTTCACTTTACCCACTAAAGTATCAGACCAATCCTCTAACTTATCATTCATAGAATTATTAAGTTTCTCTACAAAAGAAGGTGAAAGTTTTTTATACCCTATGATAGGACTAAAAGGTGTTATAAAATGTTCATCTTGTGAAGGTGTAAATATATTTGGCATTATCTATTATCTCCTGATCCTTTAATTTTATTTCTATCTCTCCTGTCGTGAAGTTTCTTTATGTTTGCATCAGCTACTTCTTGTAAATTAGAATCTAGGTAATTAGCTATGGCTGTGACATAAAAGAGACAGTCACCTAACTCTTTTATTATTTCTGACTTAGAAAAACTTTGATCCCTAATAAGTTTTTTTATCTTACCCTGAACTTCTCCTGCTTCTTCTCCCAAGCCCAATACATTTTCCATTAGTCTGTTCTTTGGTTCAGTAATGATAAGTTTTTCAACTTGTTTACTGTACAATTCCATATCGTAATTCAATCTAACCTCCTAATAACATCTATTTCTGTAAGATTCACATCGTCTAAGTCATAGATACAATCTGATATTTTTTCTTTAATAACCTCTAGCTCACTATCTTCAGCAACTTCTAAAAAATTAGCTGACTCATCAACCTCAACAGTTAAAAATATTTCAAAACGTAAGCTCATAGTTATACTCCATTCTTACTAAAAGTCAACACATTTTACCCATCTCAGGATAATCTAAAATACCATTGTCCACAACCTCTATCGCTTCCATTTTACTGTTAACAAAATTTTTAAAGTTGTATGCATCCTGTATGTCTGAAAACCAAAACTCTTCTTCTCTCATTTTATTGTTCTCCTCAACATTACACACAACTAAGTATGAACACTCTTCTGGAATATCAAACTCGTAATCCTCGTCATAAAGCAGTTCTTCAACGCTAAGAGGACCTTCAGAAACTGCCCAAATTTTAAACTTTCTTTCCATCTATATTCCAATCCCTAAGTAAATCCATATAGTGTTCTATACCAATCATTACAATCCAAGGTCTTTTATCTGAACGATAGAATACAACAGGCTCTCCACTACCATGCTTGACTGCCTGTTCAATGTAGCTGTACACAGTTTTTAGTTCTGCTTTACGCCTCTTGACCTCTATAGCTAGAGGTAATCTTTTTTTAGCTTGAGGAGAAAACTGTATGTCTGCTCCTGTATCACCCATGATGGCAGACTTTATGTCATCCTTTTCAAACTCTGGAAAGGTTTCTAACAATTTGTCTCTAATATTTTGTTGACCTAACCTACCTTTTGCTTTTGCTGATCTGCTCATGTAAACACCTCTGGTACTTTTGGTTCTTTATTCACCTCAACTAAGTATTCAGGACCATAGGAGTAGATGAAAGTTCTTAGATTATCCCAACAGCTACTCTTATATTCACAGTAACTACACACCACGTTTAGCTTTTTGTTGTCGCTTGTTTTTGACTGTGGTATGGGATCTAACTTTTTTCTAGGTAACTTACCTTCTACCATCTTGACAATACTTTTTATTTCTTTCTCTTTTGTTTTTAACTCTTCAGAGAAATCATAAACATCCAAACAAATATGTCCATTCTGTTTATCAACTGCAAGAAAAGCTCCCTGTTTTTTGTCAGTAACAAGTGGGTCATCCTTACCTGCATAAACGTAAGAACTAAGTTGAGATATGTAACCAAATGGATCGTCATCACGTAATCTCCCCTCTTTAAATTTTTTAAAAGCATAACTGCTGCAGGACTTTACGTCGATCGTCATGCCATCTATCACTGCATCTCTGTGTCCTTTAACACCATGCACATCCAAACTATCCTGCATACCCTCAACTCTGTGACCACTAGCAACTGCCAGATGTAGGATCAACTCTTCTATCATGTCACCATAGAAGAACTTTAACAAGTTGTTAGGTCTTAGTGGTTCACCTATCTTAGGTTTGTTGATTTTGTACCACAACTTTCTTTGACATGGTGTTCCAACAGACGAAAGAGATAGATAACCCCTTGGTTTTTGGGGTTGGTAAAACCTTTTGTCAGCCGTATGTGCTAGACTTATGCCAAAGGACTCACTGATGGTAGTGTTCCATCCACCTCTACCTTCTATTACCTTGTAAATATCTCTTACAAGATTTTCAATCTTCTTCATCAGTTTGTCCTTTGTGCTTTCTTTTTCTGAATACCTTCTTAGACTTATCAGGTATAACCTTGAGACTATATCTTGGAGTGTACAACTCTCTAGCCTCAAGGTTTCTTGGTTTAGGTTTCCTAAAAAGGAATTTCTTCTCCGATTGCTTCATTAGCCTTTGCCTTTGGTGGGGGAGCAGGTAGTTCATCCTCTTCATCAGGATCATACTTCTTGTGTTCTAACACCTTAACTTTTTCAAGTCTAGTTCCTGTGTTGCCATACTTCTTAATGTCATATACAGCAAGTGTAACTTCCACAAGAGAGCCATTACCGATAGGACCATCCACATCATAATCCCAACGTGTGTTATCCTCTTTGAGGACAATGGGTGCGCCACTATCCCAATCTCTACCTGTCTCAAACTTACGGACAAAGGTAACTTTCTTACCTCTACCTAACTCATCATCAGTACCAGACTTCATAGACTTAGAGTCTTTAAGTTTTTTGAAGTTAACATCATTCATTATAACGTCAATCTTACAAGCACCATTACAATCTTCGTAAGCACCCACTGCTTGTGGTGTAGGCTTATAGCCTGTCATCTCACGATTCTGTTCAAACACTTTGCACCATTCACCGATACCTTCTAACTTTACTTTTCTTGTAGCCATAATCTATTGCTCCACTTCTTCTTTTTCTTTTAATATGTCTTTCTTAATCTTATTCTCAATAGCAGACTTCATATTGTCATCATCACATAGTACAATAATATGATCGTCAAACCAACTATTCTTTTCTTTAGCCATTTAATGCTCCTTTTTATTTAATAATAAAACTATACCATAGTTATTAGTTACTTGCAAGCAATTAATGTACTTCTGCATAATTATTTCCATATTGTACATCAATTCCTAGCTCTACATTTAATTTAAGCTGTTCATTTAACTTCTGAACTGCCCACTTTAATATTTCTGTATGCTCCTTTTCTTCTCCTTCTCTAATTAAATTAATACTCTCATCATGGAATTGTCCTATGATGTTTGATCTTTTACTACGATAGAATGATACCCACTTGTCAAAGCAGTAAGAACCTGTGCTTTGGTTTATTGTAGAGAAAGCATCCTTTTCGTAACGTAAACTGTGCCAGAATTTGCTGACAGGGTTCTGTATCCACATCTCTTCACCTATTGTTCTGATCTTTTGATCTTCAGCAAACTGTTTCACTGACCAGTTTCTCTCCCAGTAGGCATCAAGCAGCTTCTTTGCCTTATTAATAGGCATTCCTGTCTCTCTGGATAGTTTTTCAGCACCTACACCATAGGTGGCAGAATAGTTCACCACTTTAAAGTTTTTTCTAATAGGTTTCAAGTCTATCTCACCTCTATTATGTTGATCTATCTGCCTTTGTGTCACAAACTTTGCGTGTTTAGCCAAGTCTAAGTGTGGATCAAACCCTTCTACTGACATTTCTTTTACATATTGTGGGTCATATGGCATCATATAGTGTCTCTTTGTCGTATCTTCAAGAGAAGTCATATCTGCACCACATAATAAATGCCCGGGTGTTGCAATTAAGCAACTCCTTATCTCTTTTCCATACTGTTTTTCAACGGATGGTAGATTAACCAGAGGTTTTTTATGTTTAAATCTCAAAGTGTTGGTCAAACCATCTATCTCTGCCCTTAGATAACCATCTTCTTCACATTCAATAAAGCCATTGATGATGCCTAGCCTGTGTTGTAGCACTGTAAGTCCATCAAGAACACCCACTGCAGGATTATCTTTGATCAATAGCTTAACAGATTCTGTAAGTTCACCATTCTTTCTGATCTGCTCTACCTTCTTTTCTTCTCCTGTCTCCTTATTCTTATTATACTTATAGGTGCAGGGTTTCCAACCAAGAGAATGCAACCACTCTTTAACTTGATCTGTAGAGTTAGGATTAGGATCTTCTACACCCTTCACTACAGTCACTTCACCATCATAACTTGAGGGTAATCCATGTTCTTCTAATAAGTCTAACCATTTCTTGCCTAAAGCAGATAGTGAGCCATCTTTCTTTTGGTACACTTTTGGTTTAGTCTGTGTCCTGTAATTTGTTTTCATAGGCATTACATTAGTAAGCTCTGCAACCTTTTGTTCCTGCAGTTTTGTCCATTCATCTGATAAAGACTTTGCAAGCTCCACATCTAGCTTCCAACCCTGCTTTTCTGCTTCATTTGCACAGTCCATCTTGAACTCAAGGTAACGAAAGAATTTGTCAAGCATTTTCTTACAGTCATACAGTTTTAAAAATCTAGGTAGAAGATTATCCCATAAAGACTTTGTTATTTTTACATCTTCAACACATCTATTCTTATATTCTTCAAGACTCAAGTTTGTCCAATCATCTATTTTAACTTTCTCAATACCAAAGTCAGGAAAGAAACTGTCAAGTCCATGCTTTGATCTGGTAGGGTTCATCACCCAAGACATAGGCAGAGTATCATACAGTCTGGATTTAATTTTGATATTCAGTATCCTCTCCAATACAGGTATATCATATCGTATAATGTTATGTCCTAATAAAGGCTCACCAGATAAAAGAAGTTCCCTCATGTCATCATACCGAAACAAATTTATAAATAACTTTCCATTTCTTGTGTAAGATAAACAATGTATCTTATCTGGATTTAATCCATTAGTTTCAATATCAAATATTATCATGCCACCATCCTGTCTTCTTCATCACCATAACTCTCTCTCATAATCGTAGTTTTTGGATCATAGTAGACACTACCTGCTTTACCTAACTTTGCAAATGGTCTGTTTTTATCCACAATAAAGTTTGTGGTGTTCTGCACTGTCTCATCCTCATTCTCTAAGTCTCTGTCAATCTTGATACAGATGATAGCTTCTTCTTCAAGAGAGGATGCATACTTAGTTCTACCATCATCATTAACTTGTGATATAAATACCACACCTATGTTCAACTCCTTGGATAGCTGTGCCATCCTTGCTCCAAGAGATGTCAGGACAGATGTAGCACCATCTACACCAGACTGACTAAGATAGGCAAGTCTTTGAACATGATCTACAAAGACGTATTCTGCACCATAAACAGAACAAGCTAGTCTAGTGTACTCCAAAAGTTTGAGAGGATCATCATGGGAACGCATCTCAAAGACAATAGATCGTTCATTCTTTGTAGCCTTGAGTGCATACTCCTCTAACATCTCATCAGATACGTCATTGTACCTCTGATCCTCTTTGGTTCTCACATTAACACCTAGTTCATAGGTTGCCATTGCCCTGTAAGTTGTGGCTTTCATCTCTTCCATGTGTAGCATGGCAATACGTATATCTGGATTCTTCAACAGCCCTGTCTCTATATATCTTATAAGTTCTGTCTTACCTGTACCTCTTGGTGCTTTGATAAATGTCAGACCACCCTTGACTATACCCCTGATCTTATCGTCAAGTCCTGTGTGTCCTGTAGGTGTATAATCATAAGGACTTTCATTTCTTATTGCGTGTAAGACTTGAGCATCAGAACAAAAGAAGTTATCTGGTGTGTATCTCTGAGGTTTCAATGCAGTCCACTTGAGGTCAGCACCATCTCCTGCAGTCAAGAAGTCATTAGCATCCTTGTGTTTGGACATAGGTACATAGAATAATCTTTCTGGAAATGCTTCATAAAACTTTTCTGCTGATCTTTTTCCTGCATCATCAAGTTCACCTGCATAAACAATCTCTTGAAAAGATTTAAGATACTCCAAGTTATGTTCAATAAACTTTTTTCCAATAGAAGCAGAGGGGAGAGACTTTACAAAATACTTTTTGCCAAGTATCTGATACAAACTTGCAGCATCAAACTCACCCTCTGTAATATAGATTCTTTTAGAGGAGTTGGAATTGAAAGAAGGTCCAAACAGTTCATTCATCCCTACTCCTCTGTCTTTAATCCAAGACTTAGACTTATCATTGTAGTCTCTGTACTTGACTGTGTGTGGATACTTGTAGGCATATCTAACAGGATTACCCTGTGCATCTGTTTGTACCTGTATGCCATACATCTTACAGACTTCTGGATCAATTCCCCTGATATTATCGTAGGTCATACCCTTTATTTCTACATCCATAACATTTACCTTTCTCTTTAATGGATACGTACTACTCACCCAATCAAATGTCCTCAACCTATTCTTAGAGGGATAACCCTCACCACAACTATGACAAAAACCATAGCCACCCTCGTTCCAGTTGAATGCATCTGATGATCCACAGTCTTCAAATGGACAGGGTTGGTGTGGATTGTCAGTCATTGTCTCCTCCTCGTATGGTTTCTCTTAGATCCGATATGGGTATATTATAGCAATCGGCTCTGACTGTAAAGTTATTTGATGGATCTATTTCTCCTTTTTTTAAAAAGTTTGCTTCTTTAAAATAATCTTTCTTAGATATAGCTCCTAAAAACCAACCAACACTAAAGTCTTTTTTAACTCTTGTAAAAATATACCAATCACAATCTTGTTTGGAACTAGTCTTGGCAATACTACATTCATAATGTGGTAAAGGTTTTACGCTTGTCTGTTTAGTTTTTACATCAACTTTAACACCACCCTTCCACAAGATATCATACTGATAAGTGTTTTGCCATTCTCCACCTATTACATTAAGGGCAATTTGTTCTCCTATAAATCCTGCAATGTTACCACCACCTCTAAGTATTGAGTTATATAGTTTACCCATTTCAACTGCCTTATCTCTGGCTTTAATTAGCATATTTTCTGTAACTTCTATCTCTTTCATATCACCCTCTCCCATCATTTATATATTTTAAAATAGTTTTATGATGTACTCCAAAGTTCCTTGCTAATGCTCTTGCACCAAACTCTTTGTGTCTTGGATCATAGTTATCT